GTTGGTCTTGTAATGCCTATTTCTTTTGCCGTATCGTCTTTTGAAGTTTTGGCAATCCTTTTCAATACCTTTTGAGTTGCTTCGTATTTTGTCATAGTGTAAATTTTTTTACATTAAAGTTGCTAAAAATACCCCGCTATTCTAGTAACGGGGTTTTGAATATAATAATTAAAAGCCGTTTACAAACTTACAAAAAACTTTTTATAAAATTGTCGTACCAAATTAAAAAACCGTCAAAATCTTTTACGATAGTATAAACACCCCCCATATTTTCTAATTTTTGCTGGAAGTCTTTTTGTCTTTCAGATTGATAATCATTACCAAATTTAACTTCAATTTCAACAGATACGGGAATTAATCGACCTTTAAAATTAACCATTATTTTTGCAATAATATCAGCCCTGCCAACTTCATCCCGTGAAGCTCCCCATTGAATAGAACCTATTTGCCTTTTTCTACCTAAAACATCCGTAACGATTTCCCTTTTGTCAATCATTGTTCCAGTCGTGTGTTGCCTTACAGCGTGGTGTCCGTTGTAAGTTAGAAAGTTAATAATACAATTTTCTAACTTCGTGGAATTGCTATCACTAAAAACAATCTTTGGTATTCCGATTTCTGGAACATTCGGGTATTTATTTTGAAACCATTTTAAATGGTCTGCTTCAATTCTTTGTTTGTTGGTTTTGTTCATTTCAATAAAATATTAGGGGCTAATTTAATAGCCCCATTATTATTTAAAAAGGTAAATCATCCTCTTCAGGATTAACAGGCTCGGCAATGTGAGTAGTTCCTGCATTGTCGTTTGTCAATCCTGCAAAGTTTTTAATATTACCTAAAATTGGCAATTTAATTTCATTGGCTTTATCTTTACCAAGTTCCTTATACTTTTCAGTATTCATTTTTTGACTGATAAAACCGTGATTACCGTACTGGTCGATTTCATCTTTAACAACTACATTGCAATTAATGTAAACCGAACCATCTTTTTCAGTAAGGTAGTTTGCATCAATTGGAATTAAGATACACTTTGCACCTTTTTTCGTGGTAATAATTGCGCTTTGTAATTTTGTCAAAGCGATTGATCCTGCATAATTTTTTTGATTACTCATTGTTGTTTGATTTTAATATTAAAAATTGAGCCTCTTGCTCGGTTGTTACTTTGTATTTTGATTTTATTTGTTCAATAGTTGCATTTACTTTAGCCGCTTTTTCTAAAACTTCAAAAGTGGCGTTTGGTTTTGGTTGTACTGCTTTTTGTCCGTCATCGTCTGCGCTTCCAATTCCGCAAATAGAACTTAACGAATAACGCCTTGCATAACTTATACCACTACCATAAGCCTGAGCATCGTTTTGTTTGTTACAAAATATTTCTGCCAGACTTTCAAACGTTTCTCCGCTTTCGTGCATTAAAACCGTTTTAACATAATTTTTACCATCAATATTAACCAAGGGTTGTAAAAGTACAATTCCGTTGTTATTTAGCGCTGGAACTACTGCAGATAGTACGTCGTTTAAATCAGCATACTTGTTTTTAAAAAATGGATTTACACTTCCTTTTTTTGGTGCTACCATTTCTAATTGCGCTTTGACTAAGGCGGTTGCTATTTCTTTCATAATTAATAATTTAAAAACCCTGATAAAATCCTTTAGGTCAGTAAAGGCATATCAGGGCTTGAAATGATTTTTAGTTTCAATACCTGACCGTATTGTTTAGCAAATATAGTTAAAATTTAATTGTCACACTACTTTTACGTGGACTAATTGAAACTTTCGGGACTTGATTTCCATAAGCATCGAACGTGTCTTGTTTCTGTGCCATTTTCAGCTGTTCAGTCCGGGCATCTAAATCAGCCTTAATCGTGGACCAGATTTCATCGTCTGCATAATTTACGGTATTGCCACCATTTACTGGCGAAAATTCAACGCCCAAAATAACCTGCTTTTCAGCGTCGATAATGTGACTTCTAAACTTTGCCATCGCACTTGAAACAACTTGCTCTAAACGGGCTAAATTCGCCCCTAATTGCATAATATCACAACTACCATCATCCAGAACGGATTGGATTAGTTGCTCTCCAGTTTTAACAGCATCTTTTTTAGTAAAAGTGCTGTCATACATAGCCGTCATTTCCTCGGCTCTTAATTCAAAAAATTGTAATTTGCTCATAATTTAGTTTTTTAATTGGTTACAAACTTAAAAAATATATATACACTTTGTACATTATTTAACTTTTTATTAACTAAAATAGTTTTTGTTGTGCCACGTGGTTATTAATGCGCTCCATTGCTTTGTCGAAGTATTCACGGTCAAGTTCACACGCCGTCAAATCAAATCCGTAATCATGGCAAGCAATTGCAATACTTCCTGAACCTAAGTGAGTGTCGAGTATTTTGTTGTCTTTTTCAGCGTAATTATCAAGTAACCATTTATAAAGCTCAATAGGCTTTTGTGTTGGATGGTGTTTTATATCGGCGGATGTTTTGCCTTGTAGGTTGCCATAATATCTAAAATCAAATTGTTTGGCAACTTTATTAAACGATGTATATGCTAATTCTCCATCTGCAAAATTAGGAACGGGATTTCCTTTATGCCAAAAAATAAAACCTTTACAACCATATTTCCATAGATAAGGAAAATAATTACCGCCCCATACAATTTGGTTTTTAGAAACTCTTTGAAGCTCAATAAAATATTCATCATTAGGAATGCTATCATCCCAATTATCGTTTTTATATTTATCAGCTTTTACCCTTGTTCCATTTGATGTTTTATTAGTCCTATTAAACGTTCCGAAACCTAAACCATAAGGCGGGTCAACAATAGCCAAGTCAAAATAGTTATCAGGATAACGTGCCATCAATAACATATTATCCTCGTTAGTTATCGTCATCATACTAATCTATAATCACATTCATAACCCCGTGATAGCATCGCAAAAAGAGTATTACGGTGCATTCCGTTGGCTACTGCACATTGTGTAATATTTTTAAACTTTTCGCCGGTACTTATTTTCATCACTTCTTTTGTTTTGCCTTTTTTTGCATATTGCACCGGATCGGATTTTTCAATCCTTTCAATTTCTGCCCAGTCGTCTTTGTCAAACTTATTAAATTGTTTACCCCAAAGTTTATGCCCTTGGTCTTTTCTTAAAATGTCGATTGTTTCGTATAGTGATTTCATAGTTTTTTTTTGTAGATTTCTAATAATTTTTTACTTAAATCAAGTCCCGTTACCCACTTTGCAAATCCAATAGCAAGATCATCTTGCTGTTTCTTTTCTTTTTCCAATAGCTTTTCAGCCTCGATTTGTGCAAATCTTAAAAGCGTGTTTGAAATTTCGCTTTCATATCTTTTTTGCTTGATTATTTCAATCATTTCTTGTATTGCTGTCATATTTGTTTTTTTATAGATTTCTAATAATTCTTCTGTTTTATATGCAATTGCTTTTTCATCAAACAATGATTCCGCCCAAAATGAAGTAGTGCCTATTCTGAAATAATTTTCATCACACCACTCCGCAAAATCAATAGCAAACTCCTCTGCTATTTCCGCACATTGTTCTTTCGTTTCTTCAAATTCATTTCTGCCTAAATCGTGGCGCATTATTGGATTGTCGAATTTATCTTTTAGTTTCATTTTTTAAATGTTTCGTTATACCAATCTTCAAACTCTCCCTCTTCCCAGCCCCCAATATAAGGACAACTGGCACTTCTCATTTGTTCCTTTTCCATTTCAATTGCCTGTGCAATTACTATTTGTTGATGGTCAAAATCACCTTTTGGCAATTGTTCTACTAACCACTCTACTGCTGTCTGTTTCATAATTTTTCAAAGATTCGTCGCACACAATACCCTCTCACAATTGAGACGATAAAGAATACGGCTGTTATTATTAGATTTTGTGTAAACGATACTGGTATTCCCAATATCGGATATAGTACCACTTGAAGCACTATTGAAGTTGCAAGCCCGATGATCGTTTGAACAGTGCTCTCAACTAAAGATTTTTGTTTTGATTGTTTCATTTTTAAAATGGTGTTTTAATTTGTTTAGGCATTAATTCTTTGTACTCTTTTTTAATCTTTTCTTTTATCGCTTCACGAATAAAATGCCCTACATCAACATTATAAGACTTCATTTTTTTTAACGTTTCGTGTTGTGTTTGACTTATTCTTATAACCTTTGTTTTTGTTAGTATTTTAGCCATTTTGTAATACATTTATAAGTCTTAGCGATTAGTTATCACTCAGCTTGGTTGGAGCGTTTAGATTCTCGATTAAATTTTTTCTCTGATATTTCTACAAAACCATTTAAGTCTTGCCTGTCTATTGATTTTCTGTTTTTGTCGTAAAAATAATCAGGAATACCAGTAATGCTAATTTCAGAAAATCTTTGTCTAAATATCAATTCTCCAGTATTTGAGTTTTTAAAATATGTGAGTTCTACTTTCATTTTGTTTGCGTTTAAAAAGCCGAAGTGATAACATACGTTAACCGCTATTCAGGCTTTAGGTTAAATTTAATTGTCGTTTTGTGTCAGTAAGATTTGTCATTACTCGAAAGTTCAGTCCTTACTTTTCCTGAACATCGGTTAGCTTTCCCGTTATAAGTAACTTTAAAGAACATTGCGTATAAAGAGGGTGTCATACCTTTTTGAATTGCCTCTGTTTGCTATTGTGTGCAGTAGCATCAGGTAAACTTACATTCATAGAACCATTGGCACACTATCGATACTTTGGTAATCTAACTAATTCTTACCTTTGTTTTTATACGCAAAATTTACTTATATTGTTGTTAAATCTTTTTTCATATTCTTTAGTTCAATAATCAAACTTTTAAACCAAACTTCATATTCATCATTTTCAGCGTAGCTTATCATTTCCTCAAGGCACATTATTGATAAATTTATTGCGTCTTTTTTTGTTCTTCTAATATCTTCTTCTTTGAAGTTGTTGAAATTAACAACAACCTGAGCATCATAATTTAAAAATGTAGTAAATCTATCTACTAATCTTTTTGCTTCTTCTTCACATTTCATTTTTTTAAGTTTTTACGAGCTTGTATTTCTGCTCTAATTAATAACCATATTAACATTCCAAAAGCGACAAATCCGCTTATAATAAAAATTTCATCCATAAAAAAGCTACTTATAACAGCAATTACACGCTATTGCTATATTGTGATTAATTTAGTGTTTGTTTTGTACCTTTCAGTTCCGTGTTAAACTGAAAGATGGTTTTGTGCTTTTACGCAACATCGTGTAGCTGCGGAACGTTA